CGCGGTAGCCGCCCCGGATGATGTTTTCCTGCACGCGATTGAAGACTTGCCACAGGTTATTCGTTCCGTCCTCGTAGCGGCGTTTGCGGCCCAAGGCCCATGTCACCTCGTTAATCTTCCGCTCGTCATCCCAGCGTAGTGCGGCAGCGTCACGAACAAACTTGCCGACTTCTGGCTCGCTCAACGTGCGCTCCTTCATCCCGGCAATGCGGGCCTGCAACTGCGGCACCATCTTGGTCAGTCCGATAGCCGCCTCGTTCACGCGATCCGTGGTAATGTCGCGGTGAATGAAGCGGGTGCTGAACGCCATTTCGCCGCTGATGATTCCGTTCATGCAAACGAATCGGATAACTCCCAAGGCGAGCTTGAGGCTGCTCCGGGCATCGTGCGAATTGATCAGCACGATTTCGGGCTGATGGTCATTGCCGATGCTCGGCATGAGGGAATCATGCTTGAGGCGGATGATGTGTTTCTGGAATCCCTGCCGCTCGGACTTGTTCACGCGGGCGATCTGAATGTCGCGCGGTGTGAATCCTTCGGCTTGGAGGTTATCCAGCAACGTGCGGGTTGAGACAAACCCGTAGCGGTCGCTGACTGTCGATGCGCCGTGTTCGGCGGTGAGAGGATCGCGGTTAAGTGATCCGGTGGTTTCGAGTGTGCTTATCATTGTTCTGTGTTCTTTCTTTGTTATTTCAGCGGTTGCCGCCGCTGTTCGTAGTTCGCCGTCTGGCGTCCCATGCCGCCCCCGACATGCGGGGGCGGGAGGGAGGTCAGGCGGCTCTTGCGTGCGTGCTGCGCTTAGACACCGGAACAACGTGCCAGACTTCGCGCAGATCGTAGCTGTATTTGATTGTCGCGTAGGTCGCGCTCGGCGTCTCGACCAGCGTGGCCTCGTCTTCGTCAACGCTGAAGCACTTGCCGTCCGCGTAGTATTTCCCAGTAAGTTTGTTTTTGAGAAACACCCAGCCCTTGCCGTTGAGTTGGATTGTTTGGAGGTCGGCGGGATCGAAGTTGTCGTAAAGTTCGTTGACCTGCGCTTCGTTCAAGATCGAGGCGTAACGCTCGCTAACGAAGAAGCCGAATTTTTCGACTTCGACCGACGAATCAAACACGCTCGGATATTTTCCAGCGGGGCCGAAAAATTTTGCGGAAGCAGTGTTGCGAACTTTGTAGAAGGTCGGAAGCGCGGCGGAAGTCCCCGCGCCCGTTGTGGTGTGCGTGTTGTTGCTCATGGTTCTGTGTTTGGTTGAATTATTTCGTGACGGGTTTAATGCCGAGGCAGTAGTCGCCGAACGGCGTGTGCTGTGTTGTGACTTCGACAAGCGAATCGTCGGAAAGTCCTGCGGTCGCTTTCTGCATCCAATCAACCCAGATGACTTGGCGGCTGCGGACGGACTCGACGGTTTCGACTTGTGTTTGTGTGTTCTGTGTTTTCATTACCCCGACAATATAAAGGCAAACGCTTGTCTTTGTAAAGGGAAAAGTGTCACCTTTTTTCATCTTTTTTTTCACCCCCCTAAACCCTTGAAAACAGAGAGTTTACAGGGTCGCTTCTTCTGACGGAGCCGCGTCCGCGTCGAAATTCCCCCGGAGAATTTGCCAACTGACAACGGCCAACTTGCAGCAATCCCCGTAGTGATCGTTTGGCAACTTCTTCCACGTTTGCAACGTCCCGCCCGCCGTGCGCTTCGTCATGAGTTGCTGCCCGCTAAGTCCCGCAATGAGCGAGTCAGGTGCGTCGATCGGCAAACGGAAAAGCGGAACGCGGCGGCGATTGATTCGCCAATCGTAAAACTCCGTCTTGAGCGTTTGGTCGATGTAGGTGTAAAGGCCCAAGCCTTCGGGTTGTTGCAAGCGCGTGTATCGCACCGGGTCTTTGCCAAAGGCCGCGTCACTTCCCTTGCTCGGCCACAGCAACGGAGCCGTGGCATAGCACACATTGTAAACGCGCTCGGTGAGGTATCCGCTATCGACAAGGCCGCGCTGAATGAAAACGTCATTGCCCGCCGCGTCGAGGTAACGAAGTCGAGCCGGGTTATCTTCTTGCACGAAGGCAATAAGGTCTTCGGGCGACAAGACCGTGCCGCAATCAATCGGGGTAATCTCCCCCGTGATGCTGATCGCGGAAACAACCCAATGCGTCTGATTTTGCCCCGGGTCAGCGCCGAGGAATAAATAAGCCAAGCGATGCCCGGAACAATGCGGCGGAATCTTTTGCCACTCGCACGAAACGTCCCGGCATTGCCTCACCTTTTCCTCGCGCACGTTTACGTCGATGGGCGCGTAAGGAATCGCCAGCGTCGAGTTGTTAAAGTCCTGCAAGTCGGCGGGCGTATCCTTCCCCTGCAAAAACTTTGCCGCCAGTTCGCCAAAGCCGCAGGAACGCCATGGCGCATAAAGCGAGTTGAGGTGATAGCTGCGGCGTCCTGCCGAGGCGGCGGGATTCGTTGCGCGCCATTCCCCCTCGCGCAGCATCTTGGTTTTGTGGCCGTCCGTGATCTTGCCTTGGCAAGCCGCGCACTCGTAGTAAGCCGAAGCGCGCACAGCGTCCTCGTTCCACTTGCCGTCGAGCTTGGCTTCCTTGTCCCATTTGACCTGTGCAAATTCCAGCCGTTGCTTGTCGCCGCAATGCGGACACGGGACGTAGTAATAGCGCTGGTCGCCCGATTGAAATGCCGTCCAGATTTCTCCGTCTGGCGTGGTCGGTGTCGAGGTCTTGACCCGCAGCGCGTTCGTGTAGCTCTTGGTGCGATTCTCGGCCAAGGCTACGGCAGAGGATTCCTTTTCCGTGGCCTCGGCAAACTTGTCCGTCTCGTCCATGACGAGCAACCCGGCAGGGCGCGAAGCCAGATTTGAGGGCGAGTTAGACCCGACGAAGGTCAGCGTCGCGTCTTTAAATTGCTGCTCCAGCGTTTTGTAGCGATGCGTATTGTGCGGCTTGAGCGCAGCCAAGGGGCGGCAGTCATCGACCATCGGTTGCCAGCGGTTCTCGGAGAATGAGCGCGCCATGCTTTCCGTGGGCATAACCCAAAGGGTCGGGAAAGGATTGTTGCTCATGCGCCATGCTGTTCCGATCATAACGATGGTTGTTTTGCTGGTCTGCGTTCCGAAGCAAAGCGCAAGGTCGGTTACTCGCGGGTCGCTAAAGCATTCCAACGGCTCGCGGACGTAAGGGGTGAGCAGGGTTGAATACGGCCCCGGCGTCTCGGTCTGACGGCGAGACAGCACGATCTCGTCCTCGGCCCATTGCCAAACGCTGCGCGTGTCGATGGGTGCGAAGACATCGCGCAGGCTGCAGTCAAGTTGTTGGCAAAGCGTCATGCCGCCTTTCGCCATCTCTCATCAAGAATTTTTGGAACCGTTGCAATCCAGTGAATCTTGTGGTGCAAGCGGGGGTTGTTGGTGTTCATGACCGCAACACGAACACAGCTTGGCATCATCATGACGGTGGTGAACCCCTTGCAATACGTCCCGAACTTTAGATACATCCCTGTAATTCCTCCCTCTTGGCTTTGCGTTCTTTTTTGAACCAGCGCCACAAATGGCAACGTGCCAAACAACACGCCGCGACTGCCGAGCGTGGTGTATGTGTTCACATCCTCATTCATGGCCCCCACAAATTGAAACGGGCGTTCCGTCGAACACATAAACGAGTTCATGCACTTACGCATTAGCGGGCGCGTCTTTGCGTATGGGTTGCCAGCCCCGCCTATAAAATCGCCACCTTGAGCAAAGGCCACAGAATGAAATGGCGTTTCTTTTAAGAACTTGAGGTAGGCATCGACAACGGCGTCAAAGTCTTTGGCCTTTGTTACCAGTAGCTTGTTTTCGGATTTGTCTATGTGCCGAAACTCAAACGATGTGTAATCATCGTCTAACTCAAGAAAATAGGTGTATCCAAGTTGCCTTGCCAAATCAAAGCAGGCATTGCGAGCATGAGTGATTGTGCGGCGCTCATTGAAGTTGTTGCCCTCATCGACTTGAGCGGCCATTTGTTTTTTGTCGAATTGCAGCACCTTATCCCCGCCCCACCGCTCAAAGTATTTTGCTGCGTGCTTGTCCTCATTGTCGATGACCAGATAGCACGGCCCGGTGTATCCACTTTTTTGCAGGGTCTTCCAAGTTACGACATTATCTGGTCGCCCGTGCGTCAGAATAAAAACAACGCACTCTGATTTGCGCGTGTTCATGGCTACGCCGCAAACTGAGCTTCAATCGTTTTGCAAAGCTCGACATAGCCAAGCGAGATTGCCTTGTTGAAGTCGATGATGACCAAGGCCGATTGCTCCATGAGGTGCTGCATCTCCGGTGATGCGTGGGCGTAATACTCTGCCGCTTGTTCATAGTTGAAAACTATGTGGCGTGTTGCTGCTGCTTTAAGAAATTCTTTTTCTTGCTGAGACACTGAGCTTGCTTCGATTCTACTTTGCAGGCTTTTGCATTTGTCCATCTGGTAAATGGCGACAACCTCTGGTTGCTGCCCTGTCGGCTCATAGGTCGGCGCGGCAATTTTGTTTGTGTAAGGGTTGTCTTGCTGCCCTGCCTCACCCTCCAGCCCCAACGACTCAAGCAGTTCCTTGGTAAATCCTACATCTTCGATGCCAATTCCAAGAGCCTGCAACCCCTCAAGCTCCGCGCTCAATAGCTCGGCGTCCCAATCGGCAAGCTCAGCCATGCGGTTAATGCTGATCCGCAGAGCCTTAATGTCGGCCTCGCTCAAGTCATCACACAGAACGACCGGGACTTCCTTCATGCCGAGATGCTTTGCGGCTTTTACGCGCAGATGCCCGTCGATCAGTGAGCCGTCAGACTTAGCCAAGACCGGGACGCGAAAGCCGAAGCGTTTAATGGCCGAGGCCACTGCCTCAACGGCGTGGTCATTCTTGCGGGGATTCCCGGCATAAGGGATTAGTTTTTCAACTGATAGGTTTGTTGTTTTCATAGATTCCTTTGAAAAGTAGGCGCACCCAGTTTTCCATGATGCCCTTTGCATGAATTGGGTCGTTCGGGTTAAGTTGCGCGGATAGGGCCGCGGGGGCAGCGACCAGCTTTTGCCGTAGGTCACTGAAGACTTGCCGATATGTCCGCTCGGCGTCCTCGACTTGCATTGTCTTGCCGTCCCGCTCCATAAGGTCACGAAGCTGACGTTCATAGGCGACTTGCTTGGCGATGTATTGTTGATGCGTTTGCGCCCATCGGCGCGAGGCCTCGATATCCCCGGAGTGGTGCAAGCGGGCGACTTGGGCGGCGGCGTGCTTGCGTAGCTGCCTTTGCTCGTTGAGCGCCTCCCGGCAGTTGTCGGTATCGGTGAAGGTCTTGGTTGGTTCCGCGACGGGTTCGGGTTCGGCGGGTTCGGGGGCTTCTTCGTTCTCCGTGAAACTTTCCACGGGAGTCGGGCTCGGCGCTGGCCGGGGTTGGCTTGCTATGCGGCTGCGGCCATTGCGCTGATACCAAGATTGAGCGGCCTCAACGCTGTCGATGGGCATCCCGCGCTTGATGCACTTATGCGCCCCGGCCCCGGTAATTCCGAGGGCGGCGGCAAGAGCGCGGACAGTCATGTCAACCTCGCCCGTGTCAACTTCGTGTTAACTTTTACAACGGCCAGTTAACACTCAAATTCACACCAAATGACGCCCAAAC